CCCTTGCGTTCTTTAACGTGCCCTGGGGGCCAGGGTCTACTTAGCGCCTGGTAAATTTCATCCGCGTTGGATTTCATCAAGTAACTCCTTCAGTCTTTCGTGCATAAATTCGCGTCGTTCCTGTGTTCCTCTTGGAATGTCGCACTCTTCAATTTCTTTCGTAATTTGTTCTTTTGTGCGCTTTAGCACCAATTCGTCATCAGCGCCAAGCTCATCCTCGAACATTTCAGATTTGACCCTACCCATTATCGAACCTCCGTGACTACGCCAATGATGCGTCCGCGCTCAAGTATCCAATATTGTCCTGCAGGGTTACCGGTAATGACGTTTGCGGTCACCAATTTTCCATTGATGTCGGATTCTTCGCCATTGTGAAGGTGCTGCTTAATCTCAAGCCCGTCCTCGTGAATCCAGAAATCTACCAATAAATCCATTTCGTCTCGAGTTTCAGCGATCAGTCCACTGTCAAAGGATTTGTATTCGTCAACACCGAACCAGTTCAATCGGAATTCAACATCATTGTCGTTTGGTAGCTCCATTAAGTGTTCGTGGTCATCGTCTCCCCATAGGCGTTGCCATTCTGGATCATTTTCGATAGGTCTTTCTGGTATATACATTGCTGTCTCCCTGTTGATAGCCAGAACATTAAAAACCAATTTTTAATAAAAATAAACCTTTATTTACAAAAAGTTTTGGGTTAGAGTTCACGCATGAATGCAGAAATGTATAAAAAGTTGATTCAGACTGCCGCGAATGGCAATCAATCACAGTTTGCTAGGCTGGTAGGTGTTTCGCCTCAACTCCTTACGCACTGGAGGAATACGAGAATACCAGCGGATAAGGTCATACAGGTTTGTAGGCTTGCAGGGGGGCAGGTAAAACCGCATGATATTAGGCCGGACATTTTTTTGCCGGAATGGAAGATTTAGTTCGTGGTCAGTCCCCATACCCTCCCCCCCCTCCCCGTTGTGTTTGGGGGCTGGCCCATTTATTCGCTCCACTTCGGTGGCAGAGGCTTGTACGGAAAAGCGTACAGGTACGGGTGGTTGACCCGTTGAGCAGAACGACCAAAGACAATTTGCCAGAATCTGGGCGCATTAGTGGGAGCGCCAAATCGAACATCCGTTAATGGTGGCAAAATCCTCACTCTCTCTGTTGAGATAGTTAGGTGGGCAGAGTATGGGCCAGCTCGGAAATGGTCGGATGAAAATACAGACTGGTAATAAATCGGCATAGCAGAGTGGGGCCACCTAACCCCACTAAATGTCATCTATACGGGAGGAAAAGTGGATAGACTAGACATCATTTTATCTGTACTGAATGATCGTATAACTAACTGGGAGGGAGCCAGCAGGCAGGCCATTGAAGCAGAGACAACTTTTAAGTCTTATGAAGCATCTGTCCAGAAGGCGCACATGGATGCAGGGGCAAGTGCTGCTAAAGCGCAAACAGAGACTCGATCTACAACAGAATGGGCTAAGAGATACCGAGAAGTCGCTGAAGCAAACTTAGAGGTCGAATTGACCAAAAAATTGATAAACCTCGCTCAGTTGACTTTCGATGCAGAAAGAACAAAACAGGCTAATCAGCGGGGTATTGTCTGATGATACAGGGGAGTCCGGAGTGGCATTTGTTCAGATTGGGGAATTTGACAGCTAGTCGCTGTCACGACGCGATCGCGGAAACTAAATCGGGGTATAGCGCATCACGCCAACGCTTGATGGATGAACTGATCAACGAGCGATTGACGGGTGAGCATAAAGAAATAGCTGTTAGCGCAGCAATGCAGTGGGGAATTGATACAGAGCCTTTCGCGAGGTTACGATATGAAATCGTAAAAAAATGTGTTGTACAGGAAGTAGGTACAATAGCGCACCCTAGAATTGCAGAATCTAGCGCAAGCCCTGACGGCTTAATCGGCGAGAGGGGTTTGATCGAGATAAAATGCCCGAATACCACCACAATGGTCAACACTGTATTGCGCGGCACAATTCCAGAGAATTACAAAACGCAGATGGCCTGGCAACTCGCATGTACAGAGCGTGATTGGTGTGATTTCGTGATATACGATCCGAGACTGCCAGAGAACCAACAATTGTGGATCATGCGGTTCGAACCAACAAAACAATATATAGCTGAGTTGGAAAAAAAGGTCTCAGTGTTCCTGGAGGAGTTGAGAGAGCGGGTACGGAATTTTGAAGAAAACATCAACGCAAACTTTGAGAGCCAAAGCATTGAAGACGTTGCAAAAGCTGTGCAGGATTAGCGCCGCCGATGGCAATGGTTATTGTAAATGCGTAAGCTGTGGCAAGTTAGATCACTACAAAAACATGGATGGTGGTCATTTCATACCTAAGGGTTCCTCATCGCGGTGGGCGCTTGAAGAACAAAATGTCCACCCTCAATGTAAGGGCTGCAACGGCTTTGGCATGAAGCATGGAAGCGCAGAAGCCCAGTACACAATGTGGATGATGGACTGGTACGGACGAGATGCGGTGGAATACATGCTGTCCACAAAGAAAGACCCAGTTAAGTTTTACGCATCGGATTATCGTGAGATGATTGCAGACTGGGAAGAACAGATAAAAGCGCACGAGCGCAGAATTAGTGAACGGAGATGAGAAGCCCGAGGGCTGTTGCGGTTGATATGGTGAGGGCCATGGACGCAGCAGCCAAGCAGGTTTGGGAAGCAGAACAGAAGACAGAATCGGACGATAAACTCAAGGCGTTGGTTTTTGCCCACGTTTGTAACTCATACGCTCGAAGAGGGGGCTATGGCAAAGAGAAAGTTACCGACTGATCCAAACGTATTCGCACTCGACTTTGAGCGCTTAGGCGCGTCGGGTATGGCGCTTAAATACGACATCAGTGTTAGGAATGTCTACCAGAAGCGACGAACTGTGGAGGGGCAACTGGGCAGACCGTTAAACGTCCCTGCTCACCTAGATCGTAGCGGAAAGCCCCGCAGGACGATTAGAAAGTCGGTCACCGTTGATAACTCGATGTGCATAATGATCGGATCTGATGCACATTACGAAGCGAACAGCGTCACCACTGCCCACCTTGCCTTTGTGGAACTAGCCAAAGAACTACAGCCAGACGTTATTATTTTGAATGGTGACTTGCTCGATGGTGCGAGTATCAGCAGGCATCCCCCGCTGGGGTGGGAGGAGAGACCTACCGTAGAACAAGAACTGAACACGGTGCGACAGCGGCTAGAGGAAATCGAGAAGGCAGCGCCTGGCGCAGAGCGATACTGGTGCTTGGGTAATCACGACGCACGGTTCGATATGAGGTTGGCAGACCTTTTGCCGCAGTTCAAGGGTGTCCCAGGATTTACCTTGCGGGATCATTTCAGCAGCTGGGAATTCTGTCTCAGCTTGTGGGTGGAGGGCACAGAGCGTCCAATCGTCATAAAGCATAGATACAATGGCGGAATCCACGCTGGATACAACAACGCCCTCAAAAGTGGCGTAACGATGGTCACGGGGCATACACATCAAATGGAATGCAAGAGCTGGACTGACTACACTGGCGAACGATACGGGATTCAGTGCGGAACGATGGCAGACCCAAACCAGCCGACATTCGATTACGCTGAGGATGGCCCAAAAAACTGGGTTAGCGGGTTCGTTGTGCTCAATATTCGTGATAACTTCTTACTGATGCCAGAGTTCGTCAAAGTGCATAAACCTGGCGAGTACGAGTGGCGAGGACAGATTCACCAAGTAGACCACCCATGATGAAAGAAATAGAGCCTTGGGAATACATTGTCGCAAATAATCTAAATTACCTCAGTGGGCGAGTGGTCAATTTGCTGACTGAGTACAGCCACACCAAGGACATCCTGTTGCTTGAAGAGGCTTGCAGGGATTTAGCGCAGTTGGTGCAACGTGAAAGATTTATCGAGGAGAGGGCCGATGCCTAGTGTGATCGTGGAAGATTTACCCAAAAACTGTCAGGTCACGATTGTCGTTACTGAATTGATCGACATGGAAGACGACCCCAACCCCCCAGCAGAGATGCCAGAGGGTGTGGAGCCAGAAATTATTAAGCTCGTGGGCAAGTCGGCTGAAGGTTGAGGTAATCCCCATGGATGCCGGAGCAGACGCCGTCGAGATAGATACGTTCTTGCTGTAGCTCATCCTCGAAGTCGTTATTGCTGACGCAAGCAATCAGACCGAGCAACAGAAGGGCGAGTGGGTAACGTAGTTTCATTTAATATTCCCCAACTTCCTCTGCGTCTGCTCGAGAGCAGATCACCATTTTTATGGCATGGCAGGCTATTAGACAGGCAAATTCGTTGTAAGTCAGCGTCTTAGAAGATTCTCCGAGCTGTGCTAGCTCCCACTCTGTTTCTGCCTGTTGTGCGTAAGACATCTCGTCAACAATAAGGCGTTGAGCATAGTAGGGATTCC